AATTTCCCAATTGGTTATCGAGGGACAAAACCTCAAGCACCTTGACAACTGAATATATTGCATAAGCCCACACATGGAAAGGTGAATTATGATTATTTTTGACTATGATCCGAAAAGTGGGATTTCTTGCGGCATTAACGATTACGGCGAGTTGTTCTTAGGTGGGAATGGTTCCGGGTATAACTTACCTAATACACAAGAAAATATAGAATATATCCTTGCAGATTTTGAATACTGGACAAAATAACGTTAATGTGTGGGCTTATGGAGTATATTCTCTAATATTTATTCTAAGGAGGGTTAAACCATGAATGAAATCCATTATAAAACCATTAACGATGAAATCCGTTTTAAGGCCATTGTGAAGCACATTGAAAATTGGGAACGCATTGCTTTTGATATCTATTCAAGTAAGCGTGACAAATACGGCGAGTGTGACCAAGAGGTTGCAATTCTCAAAGGTGAATGGAAAGTATGGAATATGCTAATGCTACTTGTGAGAGACGATTGCCGCATGGCACAGTTAGCCCTGCAGTATTTCGGAAAGGATGTGTATTAAATGCGTTATCGTCTGATCTACTACAAGAACGGCGAACAGCTTAGTTGCTGGTCAAATGATTACAGTTGGATTCTTGAGCGTTCTATCCGTTTCCATAACTGCGGCTACGATGTGGAAATCTGGGAATACAATGAGCAGGGATCACGCTTGTTGGAAAGGAGCCTATATAATGGTTAACATTTTACGAAAAGAAAAGGCTAAACGCTATATCAATGAACTTTATGAAAGTGTAACGTATTGGAGAGAACGTGAGGGAGTAGATAGCGAAGTATTTAGGCGTAGTTTGGCAAGATATTCAACTGCAAAGATCATGTACGCAATTCTAACGGGTGAAGAATATTCGGGAGGGATAGTTAAATGACTGCTAACAGATGGCTTTTAACAGTCTATTGGGAACACATACCCAAAACCACATATCTATTTGCGACTTTGTGTCCAGCGCTCCAAAGCGCTGATATTGTTAAGCGTACAAGACCCTATGTAAAGATCACATTGATACGAAAGGAGTTGAACAAAGAACAATGCGAGGACGTTTTAAGCACCGGGCAACTACACATTTGACACTATCCGTTCCGGCTGACCTTAAGGAAACGCTTGAGGTCATAGCCGCTGAACGTGATATGTCTACCTCGGCGTTTTGCCGTGAGCTTTTCCGAAAGGAGATAGCAAAGCATGAAGTTTTACCGAACAGCAGACCCGGCAACCGGGGAAGTGATTGACCCGAAAGAAACCCCGGAACTGTACACACTGGATGCAATCCGACACGCTGACGTTTGGACACCTGAAACAATCAAGCACGAATACCAGAGACTAAGAGCAATCGCCGTGAAGCGCTTGAAGCGCATTGAAGAAAGCGAAATCGGCAGAGCAAGCAAGACATACTATTATAATAAGGACAAGTACAAACCAGCGTCAGAACTGAAACCATACGAGCAGAAAATCCTGTTGGCAGACCTTGCTAAAATGATGCAAGCCAAGACCGGAACACTCACAGGCATTAAGCGCTATCGGAAAGAAGCAATCAGGACTTTCCATGAACATGGCTATGAATACGTTAACGAACAAAATTTTAATGATCTGGGCGAGTTCTTCCGGTATTGGAAAGCGTCAAATCTGCGTGGCTATGGTAGTCTCGTAGCAATGGACGTATATGAGAAAATCAAAAACTCAGAAGCATTTGAACGATCAACGCAGAAAGTCAATAAATCAGCCGAAATTTTCCGGGCGTTTCAAGCGTGGCAATCGGAGCGAGATGCACCATTTGAACGCAAGTCAAATGTGGTTGAACGATCTTCCTGCGAGCTATTGCAGGCGTTAGACGAATTTCTATGGTAATCAAGCCGTCAGAATTTCCACTTGCATGGCTTGAGCAAATACCGGAAGTAAAACGGAAGAAAGGCAACCAACGCACAAAGAAGCGCCGGAAATATAAAGACCTTGTAACAGCGTTTGACATTGAGACAACCAGACTTGCAGATATTGAAAACTCTATTATGTATGTCTGGCAATGGCAATTTGGAAACGCCTACACAGTTGTTGGGAGAACATGGGATGAATTTACACAATTTCAAAAGAAGTTGCAGAGTATTCTTGATGACACTTTTCTGGTTGTTTTTGTTCACAATCTTTCCTATGAATTTCAGTTTCTAAGAGGTATCTACCTATTTGAACCGGAAGAAGTTTTCGCCGTTCGATCTCGTAAAGTCTTGAAATGTGATATGCACAACTGTTTTGAGTTCCGGTGCAGTTATCTGCATAGCAACATGAACTTAGACACCTATACCAAGAAAATGGGCGTACAGCACAAGAAGCTGACCGGCACATTTGACTATGACAAAGTACGATATCCATGGACAGAACTGACTGAACAGGAATTAGCCTATTGCATACATGATGTGCAAGGCTTAACCGAAGCAATTCAGATTGAAATGGAGCATGACGGAGATAACCTATATACATTTCCGCTAACGTCAACTGGCTATGTCCGCCGGGATGCCAAGAAAGCAATGTCGGAAGTGTCTTACAATTTCGTTAAGGGGCAGCTACCAGACTTTGAGATATACAAGATGCTTAGGGAAGCGTTCAGAGGCGGAAACACCCACGCAAACAGATACTATGCAAATTACACCTTGCACAACGTCCATAGTGCAGACCGATCAAGCAGTTACCCTGATGTAATGTGCAACTGCAAATTTCCTGTAAGCGAATTTTACCGGCTGGGCGCTGTTCCATTTGACGAAGTTATCAAGATGTTAGGCAAGCGTCAAAAAGCCTGTATCATGCGTGTAGCAATTACCGGCGCACACCTGCAAAGGGTTGATTGGGGTTGTCCCTATCTATCGTTAGCCAAATGCAGACACGTTGAAAACGCACTGCTTGATAATGGCAGAATTATTTCCGCTGACTATCTGGAAACCACTATCACAGACATTGACCTGAAAATTCTGTTAAGTGAATACGCATGGACGGATATGAAATTTTACGATGTAGCAACCGCCCGTTATGGCTACTTGCCTAAGCCGCTCATAAAAACGATCTGCCAATACTACCACTATAAGACAGAGTTAAAGAACGTTGATGGGCAAGAACTGTTATACATGAAATCAAAGAATAAGCTAAATTCACTTTATGGAATGTGCGCACAAGACCCGGTAAAGCAGTCTATCCTATTTATAGATAATGACTTCAAAGAACAGAACGAGGACGAAGCCGGTTTACTGTTAGCATATAACCGAAAGGCGTTCCTTGCATATCAGTGGGGCGTGTGGGTGACAGCGTGGGCACGATACAGACTTGAGGAGGGTATCAGGCTTGCACATGGCGATCCGGACGATCCCAATGCACCGCAATTTGTCTATTGCGATACCGACAGCGTGAAATATTTAGGTGAAATCAATCTGGACAAATTCAACCGGGAACGCATTAAAGACAGCCGCAACAGCGGAGCATACGCCACCGATCCGGCAGGGATCACACACTATATGGGCGTATATGAGCAGGAACATGATATGTGTGAATTTCGGACAATGGGCGCTAAGAAGTATGTTTACCGTGAAACACCGGACAGCAAACTGGTATGCACCATTGCCGGAGTTGAGAAAAAGAAAGGAGGTGAAGAACTTGAAGCGCACGGAGGTATTACGGCATTTCATGAGGGTTTTACCTTTACCGAAGCCGGAGGACTTGAAGCGATATACAACGATCTGCCAGCATACATTGCAACAGAATATGCGGCAGAGGGACAGACCTGTAAAATAACAGCGAATGTTTGTCTACGGCCAAGCACTTATACATTAGGACTAACCGCTGATTATAAGCGGCTACTTACAGAAATAAGGTATGAATATGAATAAAATTGATAACATTAAAAAGAACACTACCAGCTATCCCATGGACGATCATAAGAAATTCTGTGTGCGATGCCTTGTTTATAATGGAGGTATTTGTCCGGAAACTGGCAACAAGCCTACAAAGAAATGTAAGATTTAAGTAACCAACGGGAACACCGTGGTAAATAAATTTAAAGGAGATTAACACTATGGCAACTATCATTAAGACCAGCAAGGAACTGACCAAGCGTGAAAGCTACAAGCTGACCCTTGACCCGGCTATCAAGAAGATGAAAGATTTCATCGGCGTTCGGATTGACGTTTCCGCCTACTGCCTTTACAGTGACGTGAACAAGGACGGAAAGGAAGTTGAAGTGCTGTCGATCATGGACAAGGACGGCGGCGTGTGCGCCACCAACAGCGCAACCTTTAAGAAAGATTTCATGAACATTGCTGACCTGATGGACGGCGAGGACTACACAATTGAGGTTATCAGCGGCCAGAGCAAGGCGGGCCGGGAGTTCATCACCTGCACTTTGGTGTAACCCATGAGCCGCATATATCTTGATAGCGGCTATTTAGATGTTCACGGATTGCTTGAGCGTGGCTTGCCCTTCAACTTTGCAGTTGGAGGGCGAGCCACCGGCAAAACTTACGGCAGTCTGTTAGAATCTATCCAATGTCCACGAACTTTCTTGCTGATCCGGCGAACACAGGCACAAGCCGATATTATCACAAAACCGGAATTTTCGCCATTCAAGAGGATATGCGAGGATCATAACTTGTTGATAACGTCATCGCCTGTTACGAAGTACAACAGCGCCTTTTATTTTTATAAGGTAGACGAGGACGGCAAGCAGGTACAGCAGGGCAAGCCGTTGGGATATTCAGCCGCATTATCAACATTTTCTAATATCCGGGGTTTTGATGCTTCCGATGTTGATTTGATGATCTTTGACGAGTTTATACCAGAAAGGCATGAGCGCCCAATTAAAAACGAGTTTGAAGCGCTGATGAACTGCTATGAAACCGTCAACAGAAACCGGGAGCTTCAAGGGAAAAAGCCCGTGCAGTTGCTATGTCTTGCTAACGCTAACGATGTGGCAAACCCTGTGTTTGTAGGTTTCAATCTGGTTAAACGAGCAAACGAGATGTTATCAAGTGGGAAAGAAGTTTATCAAGACAACAAAAGAGGTATATGTCTCTATATGCTTCAACACTCGCCCATTTCGGACGAAAAGCGGAACACCGTTCTTTACAAGGCCACGGAGGGCACACGCTTTTCTGAAATGGCACTGGATAACAAATTTTCATTTAACGATTTCGGAAACATTCGAAGCAGACCTATAAAGGAGTTTATCCCTATTTGCGCAATCTCTAAAATCTGCGTGTATCGGCACAAGTCAGACGGCACATATTACGTTTCCTTGCACAAGTCCGGCAGTCCACCGTGCTACACTGACAGCGATGCAGATATACAGCGCTTCAAGCGTATGTATGGCTGGCTGTGGGACGCATACATGAAAAATAAGGTAACTTTTGAAGAATATTTAGCGGAACACTACTTGACAAAGTATTTGAAATAAGCTACTCTTATATCAGAGTAAGGGTTGCATAAAGTCACAGCCGGAAGCTGATGCAAGCGGTTGACTACCGCAAGAAACCCTTACTCTATATTATTATCCGGCAGAAAGGAAATGCAATGGATGTCGCAACCGTAACACAGCTTGTTAGCAATTTGGGTTTCCCTATCGTCTGTGTAGGCGTTATGTTCTGGATGCAGAACAAGGAGAGGGAGAGCCACGCCGCAGAAAGTGAACGCTGGACGGAAGTTGTGAAAGAGAACACCGAAGCACTGCGAGATTTGAAAGAGGTTGTATCACTCTTAAAGGAGCGTGTCGGCCATGTCAGCGAAGAAAGAAAATGAGGTAGCCGTTTCAATTCCATTGGATGATATTGAAAGAATTGAAATTTACCTGAACAAACCAAATCCCCGAACACGAAAGCGGAAATCACTATCAGCCATTATCAGCGCAACCGGCGCAGACTACGCAATCAACGGCACCTTATATAATATGAGGAACGGCAATCCGGTTTGCCCTCTGCGCCGAAACGGTGTAACGCTGTACCATGGGAAATATCTGTATCGTGGCTATCTTTGGGACAACTACACCGCAAACAGTTTTCACTTTGATTTAGTCCCCAATGACGCATGGGAAAATTACATTGCTTGCAGTCATATCCTGATGGACGGTAAAGCAATCAAGAAGCCGATCTATAACGTTGCACAAGGCGGCAGGCGTGGGAGAACGGCTATCGGCACAAAGTATGTCAACGGACAGAAGCGGCTTTGCTTGTATGCGTCCAAGGACGGATCACGAGCAAGGAAAACGCCGGAACAGCTTGCAAAGCTACTTGAAAGCTACGGATGGCAAGATGCCGTTATGCTTGACTGCGGCGGCAGTTCTCAGGTATACCTTGACCACGAGCGGCGGCAGGTATGTTCAAGCCGCAACGTGGCGCACGTCATTTTAATTTATTTGAAGAAAGGAAGAAAATAACATGGAAAACATGAAAGCTACTGAAATCATTCAGCAGGGCCTTGCACACGGGGAGAGCTACGAGCTTATCAACGAGCGTCTGAAACAGGCGGGTTTTGATTTCCACCTTGAAAAGAGCCGTCCGGTGTGCTGGACGGAAGAAGAAATGAAATCCGGCTTTATTCCGGCTGACAGTGAAACGCCGGACGCTCTGCACATCGCAGACCTGATGAAGCGAGATATGCAGAATGCAAACAAGGAAATTCAGGTTTCCTGCGCAGAGGGTATTTACAAAATTACCTATGATGCAGACGGCTACGCAGTTAAGGCGGTGAGAATCAATGTTTAAGCCTGACGAAATTCTAACCCTTGCAAAAGCAGGGTTCACCGCTCAGCAGATTGCTGGACTTTCCATGATTAACAATCCCCCCGTTCCTCAGCCTGCGCCTGTTCCTCAGCCTGCGCCTGTTCCTCAGCCTACGCCCGTTCCTCAGCCTGCGCCCGTTCCTCAGCCTGCGCCCGTTCCTCAGCCTGCGCCTGTTCCTGTTGATCCGGTCCTTGCGGAGTTGCAGAAGCTGACCGGACTTGTGCAAGGGAGCAACATTATGAACGTGAATCAGCCCAAGGTTCAGACACCCGAAGAAATTCTTGCCGAGATTATCAACCCGGCACCGAAAGGAGAAAAGTAAAATATGGCAAACGTAAATGATATGACGGTATTTCAGGCCGGAACGATCTTGCAGAATATTGTAAAGCAGGCAACCGGACAGAGCGTGATTGCCGCCACCACGCCGGGCGAGTTCGTCAGCGTGGCACAGACGGCACTGAAAACCGGCTATGACCCTATTATCAACGCACTGTCGCAGATGTGGGGTAAAACTATTTTCAGCATTCGGCCCTATACCCGGAAGTTCGGCGGCATGGAAATGTCTATGGAGCGGTGGGGTAACGCCGTCCGCAAGCTGTCCATTGTAGACAAGCCTATTGAGGACGATGCACGTTTCACATGGCCTGCTGGCTATGATGCCGCAAAAGCGCCGAATGCTATCGGCAACGGGCAGAGCGTGGATATGTACGCACTCAATAAGCCTGACATTTTGCAGGTCAATTTCTACGGACAGTCCGTGTATGAGAATAGCTATACGATTCACAAGGACAGCTATGATGTAGCATTCACCAGCGCCGAAGAATTCATGCGGTTCAATTCGCTTATTACCGGAAACCGCTCTGACAAGCTGGAACAGTACCGGGAGAATATCGCACGGGGACTTCTGGCGAACTACATTGCGTCCATCCTTGCCGAGAATCAGAACACAAGAATTGTGCACCTGTTGCGTGAGTACAATGCGGAAACCGGCCTTGCGCTGACTGCACAGAGCGTTTATCAGCCGGATAACTTCTCCAGCTTTATGCAGTGGACATACGCACGGATTGCCACCATTTCCAGAATGATGACCGAGCGGAGCGAGATGTATCAGACGGTTGTCAACGAAAAGCACGTTATGCGGCACACCCCGGCGAACCGGCAGAAAGTGTATCTGTATGCCAAGGCTATGGATCAGTTTGATGCTATGGTCAAGGCGAATAGCTTCCATGACAACTATCTGCGTTATACGGATTACGAGGGCGTGAACTTCTGGCAGTCCATTGAAACTCCGGACAGTATCAATGTGACCCCCGTCTATACTGATACCACCGGCACGGCAAAGACCGGTGAAGCAGTGGAACAGGCCGGTATTTTCGGCGTTATCTTTGACGAGGAAGCGCTGGGTTATGCACAGGTCAATAGCTGGGCCGCTGTCACGCCGTTCAACGCCAAGGGCGGCTATTGGAATACGTTCGACCATGTCAATTTCCGGGCAATTATGGATATGACGGAAAAGGGCGTTCTGCTGTTGCTGGATTAACACACGGAGGGGTGGGGCATTTTCCTCGTGTCCTGCCCCTATTTTAAAGGAGGTCAATTATGCTTAGTGTAACGCTGTACGAGTTTAAGAAGCGTGAAAACAGCACAAAAAGACCGGACAGCACTGTGACGCAGAGAACGCACAACGCCGTCTTGAAAATGCCTACAAGCCTGCTAAGGCCGGAAATTACTTTTGACTTTGGCCTAAAGGGGAATCCCTCATATTATAATTATGCGTATATTTCCGATCTGGGAAACCGCTATTATTTTATCAGGGATTGGACAGTTGGCGATGGTCACTTGTGGACGGCACATTTAGAGGTTGACGTTCTGGCGAGTTGGAAAAACAGTATCGGAAACAGCACGCAATATGTACAGCGCAGTTCAAATACCTTTGACGGCGGCGTGGTTGATGTACTGTATCCGACTAAACAACCGGCAAGCGTGAATGTCTACGAAAAAGCTACACCGTGGAAAACTTCTCTTGCAACTGGTACTTACGTATTGGGGATTGTAAATTCAGAGGACGGCGGCGTGGGAGCGGCACACTATTACGCACTGACGCAAACGGAAATGAACAGCTTCCTATCTTATATGTTGGGGAACGTTGACTATCTGGGGAGCATTACGGAGATTTCAAGCGAGCTTTTGAAAGTGCTTTTCAATCCCATGCAGTATATTGTATCTTGCGTCTGGTATCCGTTCGCCGTGGAGGGAACAGCCGTTGAATCTATTCCTATGGGTTGGTGGTCAATTCCTGTCAGCGGTAAAAAAGTAGTTGCCACGATCCATTATGAAACGGTAGAATTCACAATCCCTAAACACCCACAAAGCACAAGAGGCGCATACTTGAATCAAGCGCCCTATACACAGGCGAGCCTATTCTTTCCCGGTGTGGGGTGGATTGCCTTGAATCCGTCCCTGTTGACTGTAAGCACCTTAACTGCACAATGCGCTGTTGATATGGTTGCAAATCAGGCACGGCTTGCGCTTAGTTCTGGGGAAGGCGTTTTTAGCCTGACTTTTGCGGAGTTGGGTGTCCCTATTCAGTTGGCACAACTCGCAAGTAACACACTTCCGGCAATTGGAGAAGTTGCAAATTCTGTTGCAAGTCTCTTTTCCGGCAAGGGTAGTATTGCAAGCACGATCTTTTCCACCATTGGAGCGGCTACGGATATGGCATTTCCTGATGTGTCAAAGATGAATACAAATGGTTCGCTTGTGTCTCTGGCCTATTCCTGTAAGTTGCGCATGATCTTCTATCTGCTTGTGGACGAGGATAACGAGGATTTAGGCAGACCCCTATGCAAGAAGAAAGTGCTTTCCTCTATTCCCGGTTATCAACTGATTGAAAACGCAGATCTTGCTATTGCCGGAACAAGCGAAGAAAACAGAATGATAAAGGGATACCTTGAATCCGGTTATTTCTATGAGTAGGTGAGTGCTGATGCCGTGGATTACTGGAAACCGTTATCTGTCGATGGACGAAATGAAAAACAACGCAGACATTATGCACTATTTCTTCAAGTCTAACGGCTGGACGGATAACGCTATTTCTGCTATGTTTGGCAATATGCAGACGGAAAGCACCCTGAATCCGGGAATCTGGGAAAACCTTGATCCGTTTATAGGCGGCTATGGTTTAGTCCAGTGGACACCATACACTCATTATTCCGAGTGGGCCGGTACTGATTGGCAGGACAACGGACAGAAAGAAATGGAGCGGATCATATACGAGCTTGAGAATCACTTGCAGTGGATCAGCACAAGCCTTTATCCTATGACGTTCCGGGAGTTCTCGCAATCTGACAAGCCGCCTGCATATCTTGCACAGGCGTTCCTGTATAACTACGAGCGCCCAAAGGTGAAGCCGCAACCGGCACGAAGCAAGCAGGCGGAATACTGGTATCAGTATATTACCGGGCATGAGCCGCCTCCACCTGTCGGAAATATTCCGATCTGGTTACTATTTAAAATGAAAGAAAGGAGATGATCCCAATGATTGGTAAAGGTATCCCGGCAAATTACGATTATATCAACGTGCAAGACGCCTCCGTCAGTCCGTCCACCGTCCATTGCAGAAACACAGCACTTGCACAATACTTCCGGCGCTATCTGCTTCAAAAGGCTATGTCGCTTTTCAAGTGGAAGTTGCCGGAGCATTGGAGCAAGAATTATTTCCTGTATGTGCTGTACTGCTGGGGATATCTCGCAGTGGTCAATACAAGCAAGTTCGGCGTGATTCCGCAGGGTTGCACCCTGACCGGCTATAATGTTTTCTATCAGCCGACAAACGCCATTATCACAAATCCCCTGTTGCGTGGCATTATGGAACCGAGGATTGGAAGCCAATGCACGATCATTCGTTTACAGCCTGACTATGGCGGTATTATGGATATTGTGGGCTACTACGGTGATATGTTGGCCTTGTGCGCTGAATCTGTCGGAATGAACCTTATGAACACACACCTTGCGTATGTGTTTGCGGCAGGTAACAAGACCGCCGCAGAGAGCTTCAAAAAGATGTATGACCGGGTAGCGTCTGGAGAAGTCTGCACTGTGATTGACAAGAACCTGTTTCGGGATGACGGGAGTAAAGCGTGGGAAGCGTTTGAACAGAACTTGAAGCAGGTGTATATCAGTTCCGACATTTTGAGCGATATGCGCAAGATTGAAGCAATGTTTGACACGGATATTGGTATCCCCAACGCCAACACAGACAAGCGTGAACGGCTGGTAACAGACGAAGTGAACGCTAATAACATTGAGACACAGAGCAAATGCGCTATGTGGCTTGAGGAATTGCAGGAGAGTATCAAGGCAACAAATGATATGTTTGGCTTAGATATTTCCGTGGAGTGGCGTTTCCCTGAAGCTTATGAGGGAGGTGTGAACAATGTCGGCAACAGTAAGCCTGTTGGGCCTGAAACGGTTGAATGACGGCATTTTGGGAGAGTTGGTTGTCCCTGAGGGCGTGGACGTGGAGCTTGTCAAGGACAACCTGCTTGCGGAAACTGCGGAGCTTGAAGTTATATACCCGGATGCTATGTTTATGCAGGCCATGATTGGCAGGGGGAGCGCTAAAGAGCTTCCAATCTGGGAACGGCTTTACAAAACAACGCTGTTGGAGTATAATCCTATTGAAAACTATGACCGAATGGAAGAATGGACGGAAGCAGAGGACACGAAGAAAAACACGGAAGCCGATGCAACCGGAACCAGCCGCACGGACACAGACGGCACGAGTACCAGACAGAGTAACACGGATGGTGTTATCAACGATCAAAAGTATGTGAGCGCATATAATGAAATTGAGTTCACACCCACGGAGCGAGACAACAACACGCAGAACGAGAAGAACGAGAGCGAACAAAAGGACGTTGGCACAGTGGCGGTTAAAACGTCAGCAGAGAATACCACGGACGAAACCGGAAATAGAAACCTATTGCGGAAAGGCCGTGCACATGGCAACATTGGCGTGACTACTTCACAACAGATGATCGAAGCGGAAAGAGATGTTGCACTGTATAATATCATTGACGTGATTATTAACAGCTTTAAAAACCGTTTCTGTCTGCAAGTCTATTAAGGAGGTGTAAACATGGGATTATTTGAGCAGTTTCCATATTCCAATTTCCACGAGTTGAATCTTGACTGGATTTTGCAGAAGATCAAAGAACTTGACAAGAAAGTTGACAGCATTGAGGACAGAATCTTAAAGCAAGCTAACGCCTATACTGACCAGCAAATTGCTGGACTGCGGCGTGACTTTGCGGAACTTGAAGCTGATTTTGCGGCGTTCAAATCTGACATTAACGCTCAGTTTGCGGCTTACACTGCAAAACAGGACAAGGCTTTTGCTGACTATCAGAAACTCGTCAATGCACAGATTGACCTTCTTGAACAGGAAATCAGAGACGCAAGAGCGGAACTCAAAACTATGTTGCGTCAGGCGAACGCTTACACGGATGCAAGCATGTCTATGTTGCTGTTGCAGTTGCCGGACATTATCACTAAGAATATCAAAAATGCAAAGGTGTATAATCTGCTGACTGGTAAATATGTGACCATTCAGGCTATGTTTGATTTCTTGTGTCTGTTCCATGCGCCGGGTGCACTTACTTGCGGCGATATGTACGCAAAAAATAACACCTGCACACAGATTATCAACTACAATAAGACCTGTCAGGAATTTATCACTGACGCAAAGAACTTTGTTGTTCAGCACTAATTAAGGAGGTATTTTATTATGAGTACTCAGACTGAACACCTGCAACTTGACCTGCGTGAAGCGGCGGATATTTTCAATCCGTTGAGCACCAATGCAAACTTTGAAAGTCTGGACAACATTATCTATGAGATCCAGACTAAGGGCGGTGTGCCTACTTACACCACTACGGCAAGCGCTAACCTGTTGAAGCTGTCTCAGAATCCTACGCCTAATGTGACGGTATTCAAATTTGTTGCGGCAGGTGACGCTAACACTTGGAGTTATCAGGAAACTGTTAACGACATTGTGGCACTTGACGGCAGTAAGAAAACTGTAAAAGGCGGCGAGATGTATGTCGCTTGGGTGAATGCCGCTAATGCCATGGTTGTTATCGCGTGGCCTGACGTAGTTAATGCGCAGACATTTGACGGAAAAGGCCCTGATGAATGGGCAAGTAAGGCGCAGTTGGATGCTGTGAATCAGACGGCAGTTAATGCTACTCAGACGGCACAGGCGGCGGCTAATGTGGCAAATAATGCGCTGGAAGTGGCACAGGCGGCTGGAATGAAGAAAACTGTTCTTTGGACAAATCAGTCTCCTAACAGTCAGTTTGATGCTCAAACCATTACCGTTGAAAATATTCCGCAAGATGTTAAAATGTTCGGTATTCAGTGCAGACTTATTTCCGGAAATATCGATTTCTTTAGTTTGATTCCTACGGCAATGATTGGAAATGGTGGATTCTCACTTTCTGGAAATGTTGTTGCCGCAAATACTCTTTATACTGTCTACCGGAACGTGAAACATGATGAAAATTCTCTGGACTTTATTTTCAGTCTGGGTTATTCTGGACGTTCCAGAGACAACGGTTGTGCTGTTCCTTTGCAGATTGTGGCTTTCCATTAAATAATATACGCCGCTGGCTACGTGCTGG